GCCACAAGCAATCAGATGGCCGTTATCTATTGCGCTAAATGATTGACCAGGAACATAAAGGCCTTTTGCAAAATCTAAGTGTTCCTTGATGTGCTTCGGCGCACCTTTATTCATTCTGCCGTCAAGTATTTCCTGGCCATGTTCTGGCTTATAATCAGCTACTATCATTGATCGAAAGTTTGCAGCCTTGGAAAAATTGCCAGCACTGTAGTTGGCAAAGGTTGATTTTGTTTGACTACAATAAATCCATCATTATCAAAACCACCTCTAAACTCAACTTCTTTATCACCACTAAACAACGATAATGCTGAACCCATAGCATCTGCTGAGCTTCTAAAAGGTATTCTATCTATTTCTGTTTCTGAGCTTCCTACCTGGATTCCAACAGTTCTAAATAATCTTAATGTTACATCATGTATTCTTTTTATTTTACCCTGGGCCGTTCCCTCTGTACCACCAGCATCAACCCTCATAGTTTGTAATGTTGAATCAAAAGCTAATCCTATATGTGCTTTTGTTGTTGATCTATCTAAAGTAATCGCACCAGATGAAACTATTTTTGTTGGATGAGTTGCACCATTATTCAATATAGATACAGTTTGGCCCTCTAAATGACTTAATCCAGACATAGATGTTGCAGCAGATCCAGTATAACTTAAACCACTATCTACAAAAAAAGCATCCTCTATATCCGTTCCAAAATCAAATGAAGAAAATGTTTCTATATATCTAGCTGTAGATCCATTAACTGTTCTTTTTACAACCAGGTAAACATTGTCCTCATTTAGATCACCAGGTATAACAGCTATACTTTCTACAACAGCCTGGCCCTCATTTGTTGTTGCAAGCCTTGTAGTGTCAGAGCTAACACAACTTAAAAACCCTATTCCATTGTGGCTTGTTTCAGTTATCGTTACAACAGCTGCTGCTGGGTTAGCTACAGTAAAATCAGCGTGAGCATTAATAGCGGTAAAAATATTATCAGCTGTAGTGTTATTATTTGTATTAGGTCTAAAACCAGTTGAACTAGATGGACTTGATGCGCCAGCAGCTTCACTTGTAAATGTAACAGTTGTTCCGTCAGACTTTGTAAATGTTAATGTTGTACCAGTTGCAATATTTGCATAATCAGAAACAGTTACAGTACATTCACCAAATCTGCCACCTATAATATGTTCGTGCCAGCCTACAACATTTTCTTCTCGTCTATAAGTCATGCCAACAAAGCGGCCATCAGTTAAAACACACCAAACAATATTATCTGGTTCTTGCTGGAAAGCCATGTCTGTAATACCGCTATCTGTAATATGCTCGGCTAATACTGTTAAATCTGGAGCTTGATAACTATCTGAATCAAAATTATAAACTAACTCTCTTACTTTTCTTGATGCTCTTTGAACAAACATTGTTACATTGCCAACCTGGATAGGTTGTATATTTGCGGATCCATAATTAGCCTGGCGTTTTATTTGAGCATTAGTTGGCGATAATGGTTCTGCTGCACCGCTGGCACTAACTGCAAATTCACCACCACTAGTTCCAACAATCAAAACTCTACTTGATGCCAGGTATCTAATAACATTCACCTGGTTAGATCCAATAGTATATGTCAAAGCATCATCTGCATCTATACCATCTGCAAAATCTTCAAAACTACCACCTACTGAGAAAAACAAAGTTTGTGGTTGCGATGATGTATTTGCAAATACAAGCCGCTGTTCAAAAAAACTAACAGCTGAGGGATGACCAGTTGTCGTACTAAATGCTCCCAGGCTAAAATTACTATCAGCTTCAAGCTCACCATTTAATGTAATAGAAGCACTGGCTGATTCATTTACCAAGTCAACACTAGGAGAAAACAACATAGTGTCTGCACTTACCTGGACAATAAGAACAGCAGTTGATCTGTTATTCTATCATTATGTTCAAGACCAGTTGTGCTTGGATCACCCTCAAAAAAAGCTATGGTTGATGCTGTATAAGACGGCATTAATTCAGATCTGCCCTCAGCATTTTCCTGGACAGTAGCAGTAACACTTGTTGCACTTGTATAGCCAGTTATTTTCGCAAAACCATCATGTAGTTTTATTAATCTTCCGACATCTGTAGAAACAAAAGTATCAGCGCTTGCTGTTATAGTCTTGCCAGATCCAGTTCTGCCATTAGATGTTAATGTTGTAGTTGTTGTGTTAGGATCTTGCATTGGACCACGGAGAAAATTGACTTCCGATATTGTCCAGGCAGTATGACTTGTCCTGGTTATTTTTTGTACTGGATGCGATGGATGCACCAGGTACATAACATCTGCGCTTTGTGTAAATTTAATATCAGATACCTGGGCGGTTGTATAAACTGTTGTTACCTCTATTGGATTAGAGCTACCATCAACAACAGTACCGCCATCTTTATGTATTCTAAAATATGTATTACCAAACTCTAAAATATATGATTGCTCAACATTAAATTCAAAAGGTATTAACCTGGTAAAGTTTGCGCTGGTTTTTACTGTATTAACATACTTCGTACCTGGTCTACGACTAGCTCCGCCGTGTGGATGAATGATAAAATTTTGTAGCTTTTTGCAGCCATTAAAATATTTATTTACATCTGTTCTGCCCTCTAACCTGGGCGATAACTCACCAGCTGTAAAATTATTAAATGGAGGTGAAGCCTTAGCCATTTACAACCTCGCATTAATAAATGTATTTGCCGCTAAAACCTCACTATCCTGGATGCTAGCAGTATTAGTTGTATTGCCCTCAGTTGCATCGACAAACCTCGCTTCTTTTAATTTATCTCTATATAAAGTTGCAAGCTGCGATGCCAGGCTAATACTACCAGATAATGGATAAGCTATATCAGCCGCAAGGGCAGCCACAATAGTTTCTAACAAAAGTGTATCGTATAAGTTTGGATCAGTAATTTTGGCAACAAAAACTAAATTAAGTGTGCTTTCATCGCAAACAATCTTGCGGCCCTCAATCTCAAATTTTATTTCTGGATCTGAAAGTTTTAAAACTCTTAAACAAAATGGATCTGTAGGTAGTGTAAATTGTTTTGCATAAGTAAAACCTGGAGCAGTTGAATCAGCTGCTAAGATCTGCCTGGTAATCAAACTATTCCAGGGATGTGATCTAAAGACACCATCTCTTATAAATTCATAACGCTGATTACATATCCTGGCAGCTTTACTATCTTCTGTAAGCGAAATAATATTAGAAGCGCCTATCTGATTTAAAGCTGAATTACATATATCTACTACTGAAGCCATAATAATTCCTATAAAAAAGGCGGCATATTGCTATGCCACCTCAGTTAGTTAGTTAACAACGTATTCAATAATGAATGACATTGTACCAGCAGTACCACCAGCGGCAGCCATAGTCGCTGCAACGTAGTAGTAACCGCCTGGATCTGAAGAATCTCCAGCTATGGTGTAAACTTTTGCACCACAAGTAGTGATGTTAGCTGCTTCAAAACGAACATCTGCCATTGCGCCAGCATCAGCTACCGCAGTTGCAAAACAATCTTCGTCTTTAACAACACCAGCACTTGTGTATAAGCCAACATTAAAAGTACAACTTGCACCAAAGGTGTCTGTACCAATTTTTAATGAAGTTATACTAGCGTGAGTTGGAATTGGAGCAAGCATGACAATATCGTCATCATCACTATCCCCAGCAGCCAGCTCTATAGTACCTTGTGCTATTCTAGTTACACCAGCTAAAAGACTGGCATCATTCATAACTACAGGTGTAGCTTCAAAATTAGCTACTAAATCTGAATTTTTTGTACCCATGTTACAATCTCCCTTTAAGCTGATTCATCACAAAGGATAGAAACCACTTTAGCTTCTTCCATTCGTGTTGCACCAAATGTTGAACAATAAAAGACTTGAGTTGAGTAGGACTTATCTGCTCTCTCATCAATCTTCGCCATAACGTCTTTACCGACAGCAAGCTTGATTCCATCTTCAGCCCATGCAAAGCAAGTTCTGATACTGGAAGCCACAGCTAATCTTGTAGACATGATGAATTTAAAACCCATAAAAGTATCAACTTCACCTTGAACAAGAGCTTTAATGTTAGAAAAATCGCTTGATGTTACCTGGGTTGTACCAAGTAAAGCTTCAACTTGCGCTGGAGCTACAGCAATATATCTTGGAATAGATGGATCAACAGAACCATTATCTAAGATTTTCTTTGCATTAATCAGCTTTGCTACTGTTAAATCAGCAGATCCATGAGCAATAATATTGTCAGAATCCATAGCTGTTGACGTACCACCAGAAGAACCAGTTAAGGATGTTCCAGTTGCAGCTGTAATGATTGTATCATCCATAGCTCTACCCATTGCAGCAGCAGCCGCTTGAGCATAAGTTGATGTAGGATCAATCAACATACGAACCTTATCAGCGTCATCTATAAGATCCGCCCACTCATAAGTGTCCATTGTTACCATTCGTCTT